TTGGAAGATGGATCAATAGCAGAACGTAATGAATCCGATGTAGCTCAAGAATTATTACAAAATTCACGCACAGGGGCATTAGATACAATATGTTTTATTTTAAATACTTATCGCCGTAAATATGCAGGCTATTCCTATGAAAAATCACGCTCTTATGACATTCAAGCAAATGCATCTGAAAGCATATTAAGTGCCGCAGCAAATAATCAGTCTCCAAACCGCTGGCAAACAGGGTAAGAAATTCCAAGATGCCTTACGTCAAATTGGCATGAGCGCCAAACAACTTGAAAAAGATATCGGTCAAGACGCCCAAGGGGCTTTAATTAAGTTCCTTGAAGCCATGGAGAAAATGGATAAGCAAACACGTTCGGGTATTCTATTTGATCTCTTTGGTATGGAATATCAAGATGACGTGGCCTTGCTGGTGGAAAGCCTCAATGAATACAAAAAAGCTGTAAACATGATCAATGATGAGACCAAATTTGCGGGCTCTATGCAACGTGAATTTGCTAATCGCGCCAATACCACTGCCAATAATTTACAACTTCTTAAAAATGGTCTTGCGGAAGTTGTAATGAATTTAGGCTCCGTGCTTTTGCCTCCACTAAATGCCATTGTCAAAGTATTGCGCACTGCAACCACTCAAATGGCAGGCTTTGCCGAAGCGCACCATGTTCTAACTAAATTGATTATGGTGGTAACAGCCGCTCTGATTGGAGGGGAAATAGCTGCCATTGCACTTGGCTATGCGTGGACCTTTATTCAAGGTGGCGCATTGGCTCTTGCGACTGCTTGGCGTGCTCTTTTAATTACTATCACACTTGTTAAAGCTGGCTTTATTGGTGTGAATAGCGCTTCTCTAATCACGGCAGTACGAATGGGAGCTCTTGCTTTTTGTAGCGCTATTCAAGCGCTGGGTGCCTCCCTCATGGCTTTAGCATCCAGAGTATTTCCAGCAGTAATTGCAGGCTTTCGTGCTTTAACGGTTGCCATGATGAGTAACCCTGTTGGTGCTGTTGTCGGCGGAATAGCCATTGCGGCAACCTTTGTGATTACCAATTGGGAGAGTGTCAAAAGCTTCTTCATAACTATTTGGGAACCTATTAAGCCAGTATGGGAAGCCTTTGGCAATTGGCTCAATAGCTTTTGGGAAAAAATCAAAAAGCCGTTTAAAGCGGTGGGTGGTTTTTGGGAGAAAATGTGTGGTAAAAAAGAAGTACCAGAGATCCACGTTCCTGCTATGCAACCAGTCAGTGATGCTCTTAAACAACCCCTACCGCTTGCACAAAAAACCGCTCAAAACAACACCCAAAACAATAGTTTTAATATCAATGTTCAAGCCGCACCGAATCAAGATTCAAAAGCTATAGCAGATGAAGTCATGCGTCGTCTTAAGGTGCAATCACGAGGCGCACTCTATGATCCTGTGGGGGCATTACCATGATGATTGCCCTTGGACCTTACCGATTCTCATTAAACACCAGTGCCTATCAAAGTTTAAAGCGCAGCAGCGAATATCGTTGGCCTTCTATTGAGCGCATTGGCAAAGAACCTTTGCTTCAAGCGATTGGAGCAGGCTGTGACCGTATTGATTTAGACGGTGTGATTTATCCACATTTTCGCGGATGCTTTGGGCAAATCAATGCCATGCGTGATTCTGCTCAAAAACAAAAACACCTCATGTTAATTAATGGCCAAGGAAATGTTCTGGGTTGTTTTGTCATTACTCAAATTGAAGAATCACAAAATACTTTTTTAGCAGACTGCGCTCCTCGAAAAATTGAATTCAGACTAAGCCTTGAACGCTATGGTGAAGAATGATGACACGCTACCGCACTAAGGAAAACGATATGCTCGATTGGATCTGCTGGAAGCATTATGGCTTTCAATCAGGTGCTGTTGAAATTGTTTTAACGACCAATCCAGAACTTGCTGAATGGGGTAGTTTTTTACCTGCAGGTCTTTTGATTAATTTACCCGAAATCCAAAAATCTTCCAAAAAACCAATGATTAAATTATGGGATTAAGATGACGCCAGATTTTAATCTTTGGGTAGAAGGACAAATGATTACGGGGTTAATTAGGAATCGCCTAGTTTCTATTCGCATCACTGATGAAGCCGGTATTACAAATGACACTGTTGAAGTTTGCCTAGATGATCGTGATTCCTTGCTTGAATTACCAAGAACGGGCGCAAAACTTCAAGTGTTCATTGGTTATCAAGAAGCCGGTCTGGTTTCCATGGGTCTTTATATCGTCGATGAAATCACGCTTGAGGGCTTCCCTCAAACAATGAAAATCAAGGGGCATGCTCCCGATCTCAAAGCATCTCCGAAATCACAAAAAATTGATGAATGGCATCAAAAAACCATTGGTGATTTAGTTAATACCATTGCCTCCAAACATGGTTATCAACCCTGTGTTGCATCACAATTTGTCAGCATAAAGCTACCCCATGTTGATCAAACTGCCGAAAGTGACATGCACTTATTGACGCGGTTGGCTCAATTGCATGGAGCCATTGCCAAACCCGCTAATGGATTTTTGTTATTTGTCCCAGAAGGTAAGGCTAAATCGTTTACCGGACAGTTAATTGGTGGTGGCACTTTAAGCCTTGATGAAATTTCAAGTTGGCGTGTGACTTTTGCTGAGCGCGACCAACACAACTCAGTCGCTTCCTATTGGCATGATCCTGATAAAGCCGAGCCCGTAGAAGAAAAAGCCGGTGACGGCGATCCCGTTCATACCATGCACGGCGTCTATCCCAATTCAGGATTAGCCAAGGCTGCGGCAGAAGCAAAACTCGAAAGGTTGACACGTGGAACACAAACTCTGAATATAACCCTTGCTGGTCGTCCGGAGTTAGTAGCCGAATCCAAAATATATTTATCAGGATTTCGGCCAGGGATTCCAAGTGACTGGGTTATAACACGTCCTGAGCACACATTGGATAGTAGTGGCTACACCACCACCATTGAGGCTTCGCGCGATTTCAAAGGAGAAACGGATGACCAATAACCTAAAAAATATTGGCCTAAAAAGGTGGAGCATAGATCGCAAGATCCCGCTTGGTATTGTAACAGCTCTGGTTATACAAACCGTAACCGTTATTTTGTGGCGGCCAAACTTGATACACGCGTTGTCATGCAAGAAGAATGGTTTCAGAAAAACCAACATTTGGCAGAAAAAGTTTTTCTACTGGAAGAGCGGATTATCGCCCTTCATGAAGAAATCAATGAATTGGAGGCAAGAATTACCCATGGTAAATAAACCTAAAATACTTACTGATGAACGTTTTGAACATGCCGTTAATTTTGTTTTGTCGCATGAAGGTGGATACAGTGATGATCCCGATGATGATGGTGGCGAAACCAAATTTGGGATTTCAAAACGCAGTTATCCTCATGTTGATGTAGATGCTTTGACAGTCGAGCAAGCAAAAAACATTTACAAATGCGATTTCTGGGAGCCTCAGCTTTACAAAGATATCAAGGACGTCAATTTTGCTACAAAGGTTTTTGATCTGGCGGTGAATATGGGATCAAATTGGGCGCATAGACTTGTCCAACGAGCTTTAAAATCCACAGGGCAAGATATTGCTGAGGATGGTTTTTAGGTCCCATGACTTTAGCAGCGATTAATAAGGCTGATCTTAGCGACTTGCTTGCAGCATTGAAATCTGAAGCTGCTGGATATTATCGAACACTCGCAGCCACTCAGCCAAGGCAGGCTAAATTCCTCAAAGGTTGGTTAAAACGAGCTTATGCATAAACTTTAATATTGGAGATTAAAAATGAAACCAGGAATAAAAACCACTGAATTTTGGGCAACCTTAATCGGCAGCATTGCTGTTGCAGGCGCATCAGAACTGGGGCTCAATCTCAACGAAGCCTCAGTCGCCAGTATTGCAGCAATGGTGATTATAGTCATTTACAATGAAGTTTGCGTATAAAATATCCTGTTGGTAAATCTTATGATGCTATTGTCGCTTTTTTTTATGCTCAAACCTCATTGTAAATAATTATACATACGTCGTTGGGCGCGTGATGAATAAAAACACACAGGCAAAAATTGATCAGAAGTCTTGAGCGATGATGCCCCTTTGGCTATCTGAACTGATTGCAGCTATTCGCGAATTCAGCCAAACTTTTTTAGCTTATATGCTTGGCCAGGAACGGTTGAAGCGTGAGCAAGCATAGGAAAACGTAGAGCTCCATGAAACATATGAAAAACTGGATGAGCAAAATAAATCTTATCCTGATCGAGGTAAGTCTGGTCTGCTTGAGCGGCTGCGCAAGCGTAGGAATGCAGAACCAAAGTAGCTGCCCAGCTTATCCACATTATAACCAAGAAGAATGGCATAAGATCGAGCAGTCAGTTGCTTAATTACCAGAACAAAGCCCGCTGATCCGAGCGCTGCAAGACTACATGGATTTGCTGGATAAGTTTGAAGCTTGCCAAAAACATTGAGATTGAGTTATTTTCTAAAATATGGTACTATGTGAACATAGTATGTCAGAAAAATCAATTTGAGGTTTTGTCCGTATCATGAAAATTATCTCTTAAAGTAGCCCTATCAGAGGGCATAAGACCAAAGCTTTTCAGCTTACGTCTTAATTCGTTATAGCGCCCTAATACTTTAAAGAGATGCTTATGATACATAAACCGATTCAGATCAAAAATCTTCAGCTATCCTTCCCATATAAAGCCTGTTTTGACGATTTTAGTGTACAAATTCCCTATGGTAGCCGTATCGCTATTATTGGTCGTAACGGGTGTGGAAAAACTACGTTGCTCAAAATATTGAATGGCATGGTGGAACCTACAAGTGGTGATGTTTTGCGTACAGCTGATGTGATTATTGGCTTTGTTCCTCAAATTGTTGAAGAATTTGATTCGTTAAGTGGTGGGCAGCGCTTAAATGCGGCAGTGACACAGGCATTAAGCCTTGAACCTAATGTTTTGCTGCTCGATGAGCCAACTAATCATTTAGACAGACATAATCGTAAAAGCATGATGCGAATGTTGCAATCTTATCCTGGCATACTCATTGTCGTGTCTCATGATACAGAGTTACTGCGTCATTGCATTGATACCCTATGGCATATCGATAATGGGCAAATCCGTGTATTCTCCGGCAACTACGATGATTATATCTGCGAAATACGCAAAGCTAGATCCTCCTTAGAGCAAGAAATAACACGCCTCGATCGTCAAAAAAAAGACATGCATCATGCTTTAATGAAAGAGCAAAAACGAGCTGCTAAAAGCAAAGCTAAGGGCGAAAAAAGCATTCACCAAAGAAAATGGCCCACGATTGTAAGCACGGCCAAAGCCGGTAGAGCTGAAGAAACCTCTGGTCGCAAAAAATCTGCTATCGATCATAAAAAACAGGATTTAACTGATCAACTTTCCAATCTGCGCCTACCTGAAATTATTGTGCCAAAATTTTCACTAAGTAGTGCAGATATTGGTGATCGAACGATTGTATCGATTAGTGACGGCAGTGTTGGCTATGCGGAACAAGAACCGCTGCTTCAAAAGATCAGTCTATCCATAAGTTCACGAGATCGTATCGCTATACAAGGTGATAATGCTAGCGGAAAATCAACCTTGATTAAGGCAATCATAGATGATGCCTGTATTATAAAGTCTGGCAACTGGTATGCTCCTAAGATCAATGATATTGGGTATTTGGATCAGCATTACGGTACCTTGTCTGCGGGAAAGACCGTATTAGAGACCATTGCTGAATTGGTGCTAATCTGGCCCCACATTGAAGTACGTCGCCATTTGAATGACTTTTTATTTCGTAAAAATGAGGAAGTGAATGCCCTTGTTAGCACGCTTTCAGGTGGAGAAAAAGCAAGGCTTAGTTTGGCACAAATTGCAGCTAAAACACCAAAGCTTCTGATTCTTGACGAAATCACCAACAACCTTGATTTAGAAACGAAAGAACATGTTATGCAAGTCCTTAAAGCTTATCCAGGTGCAATGATTATCATCTCCCATGATTCTGATTTTCTTGAGGAAATTAGGGTGAATTCTTATTTGGAAATTAACAATGGTGTTTTGTCATGA